CCCTGATATCGAAATTGATGATGATACCTATGATGAATGCCGTGAGGTACTATCACGCATACTTGAAGATGCATACACTCAAAGCGGGACATTCCGCAGACTGATGAATTATGCCTACGACCAGGAATTGCATGATGTAGAACAACGCTGGTTGCTGGGAGCCGGAGAAAACTTTGGTACTACCGTAACTGATGAAGACCTGGAGAGTTCAGAAGGCAGAAAAGTGATTGCCCTCAACCTGGATGATACAGACGATGATTCAATACCAGAGTGTTATGAAAGTAATGATGGCCCACAACCATTTGATACAACACGCTCATTTATTCATGAAGTAGTACACGCGTTGACTCACCTTCAGGACAAAGAAGATAACAATCCAAGAGGCCCGGTAGTCGAGTATACCAATATCATTTTAAAAGAGATGGGTCACACATCACCACCAAGAATCGCCTACGAATCTAGTAATTGACACTCATCAAAAAATGCAAAATCCCACGATGCTACAACACAGTAACCAGTTCAGGTCAGCAGTCCATAGACACTGGCTCCTGTCAGGATGCCACCTGCTAACCCAGTACCGGAAATCGGATCGGACATTCATCCCCCTCTGGTTGTGTGGGTCCTCTCAGTTATGAGGGGAAATAAAAAAGGCCGCCGAATGGCAGCCTCAAATGGAATATGTATTAAATTGGAGGTTCTAACGGTCCCGCCAGAATCTCAGCCTCTCCGTTGTGACAAATGTCATCGCCCTGCGTCAGATGCCAGACACCAATAATAGTCTGACCAGTTTCCAGGTCCTCGGTTACGCCGTGGGTGTAGTAAGCAACCTGAACCCTGCCGTTGTGCTGTATCCAGTAGAAGCCTTCTTTCATTCTAATCTCTCCTCTTCTTAAGAGGAGTTTAGCTATTGGGATTGCAGGTTGGCGTTAGAAATACTAAATCATCAATGAAGTATTTCTCTGGTCCGCCATCGAGGATTCGAACCCCGAACCACAGAGGTAGAAGCTCCGTGCTCTTTCCAGTTGAGCTAATGGCGGAAAAAATTGACCAGTGAAGTCCACTGGTCATGGGTCATGCAGTTGTCTCTGCGAAACGGGTGTATCCCCACCCAGTGTTTTCAGTATCGAGAGCATTATCAAATGCCATATTAACTATAGCATCGCAGAAAAAAGTCATACTGATAATTCCCAATGACGCACTTCTGAAAGGCTCTATGGTTGTATTGCGTTGTACATAGCGCAAAAAATACCGATTGGCAGACTTAGAAATGGAAAACCCCGCACGATGGCGAGGCTTGAATTTGTTTGGTCGACGATTGAAGCTATGGCGACGATATCAGATTTACATAAAATATAGCCGTTTTAATCCAGTTTTGCAATCACCACGTCGCCAGCTTCTCAGCAAGCAAATCCCTTTTAATGACTATCCAGCCGCTATCGCGTAATCCGCTCAATATCTGCTCTACTTTTCCAACGAACATGTCTGGACCAACCTGCCGAATGTCTTTGACGTTACCATCGCGGATCTTAATCAGAAGGTCGATGTTAAGCATGTCGACGGCAGGCTGAACCTGGCGTGTTGGCGATGGTAGTGTCTGACTGAAATAGCAATCCTCCAGTTTTTCGAACACCTCCCAAGCCTGATCTGTTTCGAGCATCTTGGCGTGGCGGGCAGCGCCGCGTTCTGTCCAGAGGATTAGGGAACGGGCATTTTTACCAACTAACCCGATTGTTTCGGGTCTGTTCTTGAACTCGCGTAATTCGTTTTTTTCAATTTTAAAAAAATGCTTTCCTACAACGAATCGCGTGGTGTTGTTCAGAAAGTTATCAGAAATGTTTTTGATTTTTGTGCCGTATAAGTGCGCCAAAAGTTCGGTAGTAATAACGGGAATTTGGTTATGGGTAATCGGGGAAAGAGTTTCGACAGAGATTTGAGTGGTCATAATGACGCCCTCCGGTGATTGTTTTGTTTATCACCACCGCCGACGCCAATCGGATTGGGTGGTGAGACGTACAGGGTTGGCGTAACCGGATCACCGACCGGCGAGCCTTTCGGCTCCCCCATACGCCCCACCATAATTCAAATGCGCGTATACAAACGACAATAAAAAACACGCTCGCGGCGTGTCTCTGTCGCGGTGAAATTCCGGGACGCCAATCCCGACGCCAGATTTTGCTGGCGTACTGGGAATATAGCCCCGGATAACTGTTTGTGTCAATTAAGTGCGTATAGGTTGAAAGCCACCTGTTCCGAACGCGACTCCGATACACTCAAAAGAGACGCCTGATCAAGACGCAGAAATATCGCGCGCATGGTCAGCCAGTGTCTGGTGAAGGTTTCTGACCAGTTCTTTTCGCTAACGCCTACCAGTCCCGCTAACTCTTTATATTGATAAACCTCACGCCCGGCTAATTCAGATTTGACATCCTGTGCCGCCAGCCAGATTAATGCCCGGAGTCGTTCCTGTGTTTTACCGGCCATCTTCTTTCCGTCGAGTTGCGCCGCAAACGCACTCCAGCCCCACTGTGTTATTTCGACCTGGTGTTCCCAGCAGGTATTCTCACTGTAATTCCACAACAACCACGCCTTGTAGTGTTCATCGAGTGAAAGAACCGCCCGGCGCCATGAGGCAGTGGAATATTCCACAGGCTTCACCAGCGGGATAGCGCTTCCTTTCGCCAGCGACTGCTTGCCGGGGATTGGCGGGTTATTTAACGTTATCCAGCTTTCTGTTTCCTCGTCCCAGATACGCTGTTTTTTTCGGGGATAGTTTTTCGTGTCGAATTGCGCGTTCTCCAGCCAGGCCAAAAGCTGCCCTTTAGTCTCCCCGCTTAAATCGGCTGTCGCTACCATTAGCTGCTCACGTACATACTGGAGGTATTGAGTGTTCATTGAGTAAATCCTGTGAACTGATAAATACGAACAAAATTGCGCAGGATGCGGTAGTCAACCAACACCGACCCCGGACGGCGGTATATGCGGAGGCGCTGCCAGCGCATGCGGAGTATCTCGATCAGTTCTGGTTTCATGCGGCCTCCAGCTTTTTTAGCGCACGCAGATCCGCCAGAGCCGCGAGCCTGATTTCCTTCAGCTCCTCGACCGTCCAGCGGTGCGGGGTGTTATTGTTCTCGAGTGCCAGCACCGCCGCCTCACCGTAACGCTCAACCAGCGCGGTACGATATGCTTCGATGTTCCCTGATTTGTAGACGTTGCAGACATCACACTGAAGATGGATGTTGAAGCGAGTAAAGCGCAGATGCCCGGCGGCGGCCGTACTCCTGTAATGGCCTGCATGCCATGCGAACGCCGTCTTCGTTCCACAGGAGATGCAACCGAGTCCTTCTGCCAGTTCGGTTTCACGGCAAATGTCATTTACGGCGCGCTGCGTCAAGTCAATCCAGTGCTTCAGCGGCTTAACCGCGGCTTTCCGCTGGCGCCAGGCGGCGCGTTCTTTTTTCTCAGCGGCGCGCTGAAGGGATTGCGCCTTACGTTGCGCGGCTTCGCGAGCTTTTCTGGTTTGTTCTTTGCCGACGGCGCTGGCACACTGGTACGAGCAAACGATCTGCCCCTCGCGTATCGGGTGAAACCACTGGCGGCATTCTTTGTTTGCGCACTTACGGCGCGGTAATTTAGCCATGCTCACCCCCAGACCTTTTGGCGTAAGGATTTTGGCGTCCGCACCCGGTGTGCATATTCAGGTAATTTCGCGCTGACAGTCCAGGTAATGAAGTCAGGGTTCAGGCTCTTTCCTGTCCTTATGCCCCGCTTCTGATAATCCGATATCAGCGTGTCGGCCTGCTCGGTTGTGCAGTCATGATGATGGAACCAGGAGTATTTCATCGCCATCACCCCGCCCAGCTCATGAGCTGGGCGGCGGCGTTCTCGGCCTCGCGCTGAGTACGGAATGTACGTGATAAAATCCAGCGCCAGAGAACATCAAGCGCGGATTTATACAACTGCTGAAATTCGACCTCATCCATGCTGGAAAAAGCGATGCTGCGGGGATGTTTGCGAAGGGTGCCGTCCGGTAACTGGATGGCGTCATAGTGACCAGCCTCAACCGTCACCCATGCGCGGTAGGCATCGAATGATTTACACAGGCTAATCCCGTTTGTTACCCGGCGGTTTGCAATCTGTTCCAGATACTGTTCAGCCGCATCCAGTAATGCGCTTTCATTCCCGCCATATGCAGCGAGAAACTTTGCATAACCGTTTACCAGTTTGCGCTCATTGGCAGAAATGGCGCCGCCGGTAGGTTCCCAGTATTCAAACCCAAGATTAAGCAACGCGAAAAAGCGGCGATGGAATGCAGGATTCCTCACCTGACGGAACTCAGCCACCAGCACGGCGCCGAGTTTGATTTTTGATTGCAGAATATCACTGGTCTCCGGCGTTGCGGGGATCAGAATTCCAGATGACTGCTTGATGAGTTGTAATTCGTGCGCCATGGTATTCTCCGTGGCGCAGAAGGTTAACGGTTGTTCAGGCCGTTGATTTCATATTATCAGAAGGTGGTGTTACCCGGTAGCCGAGACGACGAATAAAATGCATAAAACCGTTGGGAGTAAAAACTTCTTCATCATCCAGCAAAGGACGCATAGATACCATGCCATTTACACGATAGATAAGATGCCTGCCTGATGATGGAAAGCTAAACACCACGCAGCCATCAGATCTTCTTACAATGTCATACCAGCTATCTTCTGACTTTTGCAAAGCTGAATTACTCAATTTTTGTTCTCCCTTCAGGCGATGTACAGACGCGGTTAAAAATTGTCGGCAGCAGCATCAAAGGGATACGCAAATTGCGGTATTCTGAAAAATGCGCGCCAGCATTAAGCGCAATGTTAATAAAACCAGTCGTCAGCGCTTTCCCACGTTTCCTGCAGGATGCTCTGTATACGTTTTTTATCGCCATCAGCAGCACCGACGATACTCAGACCATCCTGACTGCCTCGACGGATGGTTAAGTTGCAGTTTTCATACTGATTCTGGAGACGGGTAATTAATTCTTTTTCAAGTGCAGGAACGGCACCTTCCGGAAGCTGTTTTGTCCGGCTGATAACAAGTTCAATTCTCATAATTCCCTCTACATTTAACTACTGTATATAAACACAGTATACCTGTTAGAAAGAATATTCAAGAGGTGAATAGCACTTTTTGCAAAAGCTAGCATGTTGTTTCATATCAGATTTTAGGCGGAAAAACCCGCCGAAGCGGGTTAAATTGTCTAAAGTTTTTAGACTGCAATTTCATTCGGCTGGCAAAGCTCTGGCAAGTTTGCCCTTACTGGCGTCTCAGCATAGAGAAGCTACATAACCTGCTAGGAGGGCTTAAACGCCATTTTTGTGCTCCCCATTTTCAGTTTTCCTTGCCGATGAAGCTCATTTAGCAGCCAAAAAGCGCCCAAGTTAGAGATGCAAAACGCCATAGCAACCAACTTACAAATTCGCCTCCGATTATCAGGAAAGTCCTTAGGAATATCATTCATAAAGGCGATAGAACTTGCTCCCAAATTAGTGATGGATGTTATTAGGGTGCTGTCAATTAGTGAGGCATGGTTAATATCATCAACGGGGACACTCATTATCAAGGAGTCAATACGCTCCGCATCTTCATCGGTTATTATATACTCGATTTTATGGGCATACTTATTACGAATATTGTTCATTTCCGTGAGGCATTTAGCCAATGAAACAGGAAGACCAAGTGCGACGGCGGTTTTAATCTTAGGCATAAAGTATTTGTCAACATCTACAAACTTTTCGGTTCCTTCTCGACGGAGATTTTCGATTACTATTGAAAGAAAGTTTTCATGTATAAGATTGAGTTTGATTAATGCGGCCGATTCATCAACAAATTCAGTAATGGGAACATACTTCTGAGGATCAAGAAAGTAGCCCAAATTATGGTCGATCGACGTTCCTGTTGACTGTTCAACTCTAGAGTATTTCATTGAATGCTCCTGTGATTTATTGCATTAGCCTTAAAAAGACATTACTTTCATCATTATAAAGAAATGATATAACCAAAATCTTAATATGCTTTGATTTAGATTTGGTTTTATTTTGTTATCCATTTGCTAAGCATGGCAGCGCGACAGGCGTTCCAACCCTCCACAAATCCGCACTCATGCATTCCTATAATTCCGTCCGCCGTGATTTCCTCCGGCACTACCGGCGCTGGGTGTTTTTTGATGTGCAAGCGAGGCTCACCATCTTTCGGCTCAGGCCACTGGCGGGACTTGTTTATCTCCAGCTTTTCCACCATCGCCCGGGTAATCTGTTTGTCAGTAATACCAGCACGGCGCTGCGCATCCCATAACAGGAATTGCATATCAGCCAATTCGCTGAGGTCGCCAGGTTCTGCGGCAGTTTCCAATGCCTCTTTTGAGAGATGTTTCAGCGGCCCTACTGGACCGACATCGCCGAACGTCTTATCTGACCACTCGGCGTGCTCGCGGCGAATACGTTCGCGTTCTGACGCTGGCTGGGCGGAGTAGAAATACGGTCTGATAGTCCACTTTTTATTCCAGAAATCTCGCGTTTTCTCAGCTTCCTCAAGCGTTGCAACACTACAGCCAACCTTTCCGCACTCTTTGATGACGTGGTATCCGGCTGGCTCTTGGTATTTCAGCCCCACATTCTCCGCTACCAGCGCCGCGCATCTGGCTTCCAGTGCCGCTATGGTAGTTACGTGTTCAGCATTACGTTCTGCAAGCTGATTCATGGTTAAACCATCAGTTATTCCACGTTCTTTCATTTGGTTGCTCCTGTTAAATCAGACCGGCGTCTTTGCGTTGTTTGTATTTCGCCATTAACAACTCGGCTGGCGTTGGACCGCGATCCCGCGACGGCGCGGATAAAGCGCGACAAACAGGCGGTATGGGTTTACCTGCAAGAGCTCGCTTTTCCCAGTCATGCAGGATGTCGCCAGCGGCCCGGATAAGTTCCTTTTCACTTAATTGCCCCTCAGTTCCACGGCGGCGCAGCTCCAGGCAGACGTGGTAATACAGCGGATTTTTATCTCTCCAGGGGAACTGCTCACTGGTCGGATAACGGAAAACAAGCTTCCGCCAACGCCAGTATTCGCCCATGATGTCGTCAACACTGACCCCGAGTGCTCCACTCCCCTCACGGCACCACGAAATAAACTGACCTGGCGACGGCCAGAATGGAGACTGGCTGGAACGGGCTTTCTGCATTCCGGCGGATAGCTGCTTGCGGGTGCGGATGCCATTTTCTGAAAATGCCGCTATCCACTGCTGCTTAGCTACTCGCTCGTCAGCATCGGAGCGGAGATTGGTTTGCGTCGCGGCCGGGAAAATCTGCTTCAGTTGCATGAACAGCGCGTCAACAAGGCGCTCAGCGTCTGAATTCACAACCCGGCCATGCTCAGGGTTGCCCCCGGCTATGCTTGCCATCGCTGCGCCATCCCGATTGTTTATTGCGCGGTAGAGTTCAGGTTTCATAGGAAATCCCTCCATGCATCCGGGCTGTTCCAGTGGATACTTTCCTGATCGGTATCTCTGCTGCGCTTCGCCTGTCCGTCAGGTTCGAACAGACCCTGCCAGCCATTCGCAATACTGCGGTTAATAATTTCTTCAGGTGTGTATCCGTTCAGCCTGCAGCGGTCAAGCAGGTTGATAGCCTGCGTCACGGTCTGCTGAGACTTGATCGGCTTTTTCAGGTCACGGCGGTATTCAACCCATGAAGACCAGATGATCGAAGACAGCCAGTCAGGCAACTGAACACTTGATGCATCGAACGAAACCGCCCGGGGGGGTTTAGGGGGTTTATTACTATTGTCTTTACTGTCTTTTGTAATAGTGTCTTTTGTGTTTACCTGATTTGGGTAATAGCCGTTACCTGATTCGGGTAAACTTTTCTTACCTGATTCGGGTAAACTTTTCTTACCTGATTCGGGTAAACTTTTCTTACCTGATTCGGGTAAATTTACCTTTTCCAGGTAAGGTTTTTTTTCTGTACCTTTTACAGGTAAAGATGACCATTCGCTGACCGTTTTATTAATCCCGATAACACGACCGGTTTGAGTTAATATCCCCCGCTTAACCAGGGCGCTTTTTGCAGATGAGCACTTATGAGGGAGAATGCCGGTCAGCTCCGAGAGCTGCTCGTTACTGACCCAGTCAGATTTCTTATTGAAGCCGTATGTTTTGCGCATGACAGCCATGAACACCAAAAGCTGATGCTGCGACAAACCTGCATGCATTACAGCCTCAAGGATCTCATTGGCGATGCGCGTAAACCCATCATCGAGATCTGCCACGCGCGGCTCCTTATGTGCCACGTCAGGCACAGGAAAATTGATTACTTCAGCAGTGTTTGCCATAATTACTCCTGTGAATTGATCCAGTTAATTCCACCAGAAAGCCGTTGGTGACCCCTCACCGCGGCTTTCGCCTTTTTGGTTGCTACCATTTTCAGTCCCACCCCAGCGCATCCGGCCTGGCTCGTTCAGCCTTTAGCCCGGCATCAGCGAGAATCTCTACGGCTGTGAGATAGTTTCTGGATACCAGTACCGCCTCCGGTGGCGCGGCCTGAATTCCAAGAAAAGCCAGCTCTTTCGCCATGTTGCAGAAATATCCCTCAGCTTTACGTCTGCTGACTGTCGACTCGCTGATGCCCATATGCTCGGCGTAAGATTTCTGACCTACCGATGCAAGCCGGTTGAGCAGGACGCTCTCTATTTCAATCGGGTTGATTTCTGGTGGGTCTAACTTTCGTGCAATTGCGTTCTCCATGGGTAAATATCCTCTATGGTTGTTTGGCTGATGCCTCTTGGCTTGGTAATCCATCTGTTGGGTTTGGGTAGAGATCAGGGCGCAGTTCGTGTGGGGTAACACCAGTAGCGCTGTAAATTGGAAGTACTCGATCGGCAGGAACCACTCCTTGATAACGATTCCGCCAATGACTGATGGTCATTGCGCTTACTTCCAGTAGTTCAGCAAGCCGGGTTGCGGTTCCTGCTCTGGTAATGGCTTTATCAATTGCTTTCATATTTGACTCCAGTGGCAACAGCCAAATTAAACAAAATGTTTATCATAATGTCAACATTTTGAATATTGAGCTAATAAACTTTTGGTTTAGAATTGTGTTATGAAAGAAAAAACTCATCAGATTAATCACCCACAAGTGCAGAGGCTCAACGAGATCCTCGAACTTAAAAAGTTGACCAAGTCGGACATGGCTCGCATTTGCGGGGTCAGTGCTCAGTCGGTCAATAACTGGTTTGTGCGCGGTACAATTGGGAAAAGCTCGGCGATAAAACTGGCAGACGCGCTTGGGGTGAGTCTTGAGTGGGTTCTTGGCCAAGAGGTCGACGAGAGGGACGGTTTAAAGGCCGACGAACGGAGACTGCTCGAACTATATCGCCAGCTTCCAGATGACGAGGAAAAGCAGAATTTTCTTCGGGTATTATCGCTTCGTCTCAAGGAACTGGATGCCATGTACGAGAAGTACATGAAGGGAAGGATTCGAACGCGCGAAGATTAAGATAAAAGCTCGGAGTAATTATCAAAATGACTCATTCTCAACATAGCAAGGAATAATTATGCCAGCATCGGTAATTAGCTTTATTAATATGAAAGGCGGGGTAGGAAAAACAACTCTATGTGTTGGCATTGCTGAGTTCATGGCTAACTATCTTGGTAAAAGAGTTTTAGTTATTGATGTTGATCCTCAATTCAATGCAACTCAATCACTCCTAGGTCATTATGGTCGTGTCGATGAATATCTTGATCAACTTCAAACAAATAAAATCACAATACGTCGAATTTTCGAAGTTCCAACATCCATTATGGATACGGCTCAAGCCATTAGACCTGTTGATGTTATAACTAAAGTTTCTGATAACCTCGACGTCATCTTAGGTGATATTAATATAATCTTTGACACATCTCAGGAGTCTGTAAGAATATTCAAAATCAAGAGGTTCATCGATGATAACAACCTCCGTGACCAATATGATTATATTTTCCTAGATAGCCCTCCTACAATATCAATTTTCACTGATGCTTCACTTGTTGCTTCAGATTTTTATGTCGTTCCGGTAAAAATTGATCACTACTCCATTTTAGGAGCAACTAGTCTGGTCAGTGTGGTGCGAAATGTAAGACACAATCATAATCCGAATATTAGACACTTAGGATTCGTTTACACCAATACTGATGATGAATTGACATTAAAAACAAGCAAGATAAAAGATAATTTTGAAGAAAAATTCAGTGAATTTTACTTCTTTGAACATAAGTTATCATACGTACGAGATTTAATGGTTGGGCAGCAGGGTAACATTCCCTCTTGCTATACAAAGTCAAGAAGTGATATAAGCGCAATATCAACAGAATTCGCATTAAGAGTTGACCAACTAATGGTGAGTGAAAATGGATAAAGAACAATACAACACTCTATTCAGGTTTGCCCATGGCGGAGTAACAAAAGAATCCGCGATAGGTCTTTTTGTGACCATCTTACTTGATAAAGATTTGTTAAAATCAAATCATGATGTAAAAGATTTTGTTGAAAGTGTCTTTTCCATAGCCCTATTACCATACGTTGTTCGCTCAAGAACACTTATTTGCGCAAAAATATGCAGATTTTTAGTAAGCAGAGAAAGAAAAGAAATCAATAACTATGGTGTTATGGCTCGTTCATATTTCGAAAATATTTTTTCTAAAGAAGAAGACCTGCAAGGCCATAAAAAAAGAAATACAGCACTTTCTAATATGGATCTGTGGGTATCTAGGATGCTTAAGAAAGGCGATAAATAATGCTTTCTAACGACCCATACGGCAACAGAGCAGAAACTGACAGGTTTCGCCAAGAGGCAACTAAGTATCTGAGTGATGAGTCAGATATAAATACCTTGGTAAGTGTTTTCAAACACGTTAGAATTTATAGCATGATTATTGAAATGAATACCAATCTATCACACAAATCACATGTGAAGGGTATAATTTATGATTCTTTAAATTCCATCGTTGCAATATTAAATAAAAGAGAACGATATTTACATTTAAATCTTCGTTCTATGATTGAGCATATAGCAAGAATAGCTTTGAATAAAACTTATTCTGGTGGTGATTTCGATGGAACGGTACGACGACGAGATTTTGATTACCTTAAATCTAATAGAAGAAATGAAAATTGGAACTATCTGCACAATGTTTATATAAACGCTTGTCATTATGTGCATTTTTCACCGCAAGCAAATATTAACACGTCAGCAACTTTTTTGCAGTTGCTTGTAAACGACTGCCATTCATCGCAAAAGAATCTTATTCGTAATCTACATAGATTAACAAGTTCCGTAATGGAAACTTACATTACTTATTTTCACTATGAAGTTGCGAGTACATTTTATAGATCCATGGCAGATCTGAAGTATCTGCTGGGGAATAGTTTATACACCAAATTTAAAGCGCTGAACTAACACCTCTAATTTAACCGGGCAACAAAGACGTTTTTTATCCTTAGCCCCCTTCCCCAAAACTGCAAGTGATCCCAGCCTCATGGCTGGTTTTTTTTGTCCAAAATCGGCATAAATCACACCTCCAAAAGTCAGATTAAACATTTTGTTTATTGATTTATACTCATTATGTTGACATATGTTTAAACATTGTGTTTAATGAAATCACCAAAACGCACCACGACCACCCAGGCAGGACGCCCACGAAGTAGCCGTCCGGGGCATACGAAGACCGGAATGAGGTGGAAAAGTTAACGCGCAGAAGGTGATAAACGTTCCGCTGGCCGGCGATAAGGCAAACGAGGGTGAGAATGATTGATTTCGCACGTAAACCAGCTCGACAGCAGGCCGTCCCGCTCAACCGGATTGAGGTTTTAATCCGCCGCCTCTGCTACCTGCTGGCGCAGAAAGGAGATCCGGATGCTTAAACAATGCGGTTACTGCCGCAAATCCATTGATGAAGGCAAAGAAGTAAAAAACACCCTTCTCTATCTCAACGGCTCGCAACTGGCGCGCAAAGAAAAGGAATATTGTTCCAGGCAGTGCGCTGAATACGACCAGATGGCGCACGAAAGTTAAATAGTAGTTCCGAAATATGAAATGAAAAATTCGCCATTAATTTGGCGTGGCTTCCTACACCCTGAATTTAAGACTGGAGAAATTATGGAAATCGTAAAAATCGAAATGAACCTGAAAGCAGTTAATAAGAGCATTGCTTTATTCAATTGCGAAAAGAAAGTCTCAGGCGTTATTCACTCAAATTCAACTGGCGAAACCACTGTGATTCTCGACGGTGGATATGTACTCGGAAAGTTCGACT